ACCCCACCAACTGGGGCAATACTTCCATCGTCGGTTTCTACGGTTATCAACTGGGTATCCAGTGCGTAGCCACCACGCGATCTATCAACGTCTAGCTTTTCTTCAATAGCTTCGACGATATTGTTTCTGGCTGTATCCAGCCCAGTGCCTTTAACGTAACAGACTAGCTGATAGTCAATGACACCAAATCTTTGAGAAATGCTACCGCCAACGGTTGCGTCTTCTCTGTTTTCGTTTGTTGTTCTCACCAAGATTGCTGGGTATTGCGCGTTGCTTAGTTTGTCGAATTCAAACGGCTCACGAGTTACATACTTTATAGTCACTGGCGAGGTTATCGCCTGCAATGATGTAACTAGGTTTGCAGCAATGTTTTCCCTCACACTCATCTATCCATCTCCTTGCGGAAATGAACGGCTAGCCGTTTTTCTTCTTTTGCGCTGAAGCCAAAGAATGGCCGAGTCTCATTGTTAAACGCTGCCTTTTTTGCAGCTTCTGGGTTGTCAAAATATATCTGAGCAGTGCGGGAGTTGAGTTGCTTGGTTTGCATAGAACGCAACATCTGCCCAGTATTGAACAAATCAACTGGTGAATCAGGCTTGCCCTCTTCACTTAAGATTGCCATATATTCTGGCGTGTACTCATTAAAGTCTGAGTTGATTCCTTTACCAACCTTTGTGCGGTCAAGAATGATTTGCTTGCCTAGCGTACCAGTTCTGCCAATCGCTCTTGTAATACCGCGAGATATGTCACGCTGCGCCTGCTTGGTGATCTTGGTCAGATCTTTAGGCTTAGTGTTTATGCGTAAACCCAGACTCATCTAGTTAAACGCCCAAACGATACAGCTTCTTTCTCATCACCTTCTACAGTGCCGCTCTGGTCGTCGTCATACTCAACGCCGTCTTGGAAAACAGCTACTAACTCTTCTTCATAACGCTGCTTATAAAAGCTAATCATGTTGAGAAATCGGTCATCTTGTACCCAGTTAGTTAACTGAGGGAGAGCGTACTTCCACAACACCAGATATGAGTTGCAATACTTCCACTGTGCGTCTGTGAGTAGGCTTGCGTCCATCTCACCGCTTATACCTTTCTTGTACCACCACTGATTGCGGATAGTCCTAGTCAGGTCTGCTTCAGCCTTTGCGTGCTCAGTTGAAAACGAAGTTATGCCGAATGTAAGAATGTCGGGAACAAGTGCAACCAAGTCTGCGTCATTAGAAAATGCCATTTACCATTTCACCTTATTAGACCAAAATGCCGCAGACATTTTGCCTTTTGCGATGTCCTTGGCGAATCTCGCTTTGAACGACCTGCGCTTGGCTTTGTCTGCCTCACTCTCATTCTTTCTAGGGGGTTTGTTATCAGCACCTTGTTGACCGAAACGAATCAAGCGAACCTTGTCACCTTCCTTAGCCAATACTGCGTGGCTTTTGGTTGCGTGCTTAGTTGTACGCTTAGGCTTGTTGTAGCCCTCGAATCTTTCACCGCGATAAGTGATAGCCATAATACCCTCGAAAAAGGGCCAGCCCCGCCCGTGGGAAGCGGGGCCGACCAAACCGCCTTAAAGGGCAGCGTCAAACGTCATAGATACACCATATGAGTCATCAAGCTCACCAGTACCGTAGACGGCAGTGGCGTTAAGCTCAAATGCTCTTAATGATGCGTCACGCTGAGTTTCAATCTCGAAGTCGCGCTTCATTACAAGTGCGAGTGCTTCGCGGCTGAATACACCACCGATTGCGTCATCAGATCCATCAACAGTCATATTTGTTGATTCGTAGATGTCGATACCAGCGATTGTGCCAACGTATGACTGAGCCATAGCTACATTCTGAATGTCACCGCCATTTGGGTTAGCAAATGTATTGGTGAGGTTTGCTTTCAGTTGGTACGCTTGGAAAGGGTGAACAACAGCGAAAATATCGCCTTGCGCCTTAGCAGCTCTCAATGTGGCAGCAGCCTTGAAGATGTCAGCAACGGTAATTTCCGTACCCGCTCCACCTAGGCCAGAACTAAAGCCAGTGAACAAGCTGATTAGATCAGTGTCCATCTTAGTAGCGATAGCGTTACCTAACACTGTGCCAAGTTCAACAGCGGGGTTGCCTGCGCCCATAGCAGCAACGTCTGTTAATACAACCTGTGCGCCAACTTCACCAATGGTAATTGAAACGCTGGAGGTTGAGACAGTTGTTGAAGTCATGTCGGTGCCTTCAGTCAAAGCAGCAGCAGTGATTGCTGGGTACTTAGGAACCTGAATGGTCTTACCGGCTTCAGAACCGATGTTGTATTGCGTAACCAAGCCAGCCATCAAAGAATTTTCTTCGGCGGTGAAGCGTGCTTGCGCGATGATATTTGCGAATAGATCGTCTAGGGTCGTACTGGTAGATGCAGCCATTGTTTTATACCTTAATCAAAAATGTGGTTTATTTGGTTCGCTTCATGTGCTGAGCGTAGGCTTCTTTGCCGCCGTCATTCCAATTGCTTACCATATCTGCCACAGATTGAGGCTTCTGCGTGGAGCCACCAGCGTTACCCTGAGTGCCTGCCCCTCCAGATGAGGCGCGGACAAAATGCGGGTTTGCCGTTAAAAAGTCGCCCACATACTCTGATATAGAGAGGGGGTCGGCCTTGTCATTGTATCTCACTATTCCGCTGCTATCCAAAACTTCAACTGAGCCATCGTCAGTGAGTTTCAAGTTACCGCGTAACAGTTGCGACACCTGTTCTGGTTCTACTGCGTTGTACCTGCTTGCCGCTGCCAGTAACGCCCCATCAATTTGGGTTGTTTCTAGTCGCTGCTTGTAGGTCGCAATCTCCAGATCTTTCTTTTCAACAGTCTGCTTTAGTATTGACTCGAACTCGCCTTTTTCTTTTTGGCGTTCTATGGTCGCCTGTTCACGCTCAAGCATGAGTTGACGAGCTTCTTCTAAGTCAATTCCTTCTAGCTTCTTGTCCAGTTTGCGGCGTTCACGCTGTACGCGATCAGCTACAATGCGGTCAAGTTCGTCTTGCGAAAAGGTCTTTGCTTCCTGAGTTATTTCGGTGGTCTCAGTTTCCACACTTTCTTCCATGATTTCATCGCTCATGTTACGCACCTCTTTCGAGTTAGGGGGATTATAGCAGCTTCACAGAGAAGTCAACCGTTATTTTTTCTTACGCTTATTCTTCTTCTTGCTGATCTGCTTCAGGCTCTTGCCGTACTTGCTTGGGTTCATCTTTGGCATTTTTCTTACCTCTGGTTTTTTTAGGAAGTGGAAGCAGCACACTTACAATGCCGTATAGGTCATCAAAGTCTGCCTTTTCTTCTTCAGGTGCCGCAGCAGCCAGTGGCTCTAGTAGCTCACGAATTGCTGGCGGTATTGGTCGTCTAGCGCATAGGTTTCTAGCGCGGTCTAATTCTTTGCTCATATTATTCCTCTACTCTTGGTAGCCATTGGTGACGGCAGTTATACCCGCCCCTCACTATGAAAGGGTCGCCAGCAGACTTGCCAGCCCATGACCCTGCCCATATCTCTGTAATCTCATCCGCAGTGTAGATCTTGCCAACGTGCTTTTTGCAGAACTCACGGCTATCACGAATAACGTCACCGTAGTATTCAAAGCTGTCTATGCCCTGTTCTCTGGCAGTGGCAGCAGTTATTGACGCGGAATATTGATTGAGCGAATCCGTTGCATAAGTTGTCGCATAACGCCGTAGATTATTGCCAAGCCGATCAGCAGCGTAGACTGAATGCAGTTTATCAACTGCCGCCTTTTGTGCGGCTCCTGTAGACCCTTGAGCGATTTCAACCAGTCGCTTAACTTCTTCTTGATCGCTTGCTTGATAGATTCCATTGATGCTTCCCCGCAGGTTGTCTATTAGTTCTGCTTTTGTGCCGCCGGTCAGTGAGTATTGGTAAACCCCAGTGGCAAGCGTATCTAGTTGCTGGGCAGCTAAAGCCTCAAAGCCTTGGAAGGATAGCCGCTGAAGGCTTGCTATAGCCTCTTGCGCCACTCCCGTGAAGGTTCCGTAGTTATTTAGCATGGTCAACTGGCGTGCTGCTACGTCCGTGTAATCGCCTAGAATGTCCTGCACTTCAACTAAGAAGTCTTGCTCAATTGCTGTGCGTAACTCAGTTCTGGCACTCACCGCCCACTCTAAATCAAACAACTGCCCATCTGTTTCTGGGGCTGATTGTATGTAGCCGGTTATGCGCCCTTCTAATGTTTGCAGTGCATCAGACAACCTACGCTGATGCTGGTCTGCCAACTCTTCTAAGAACTCTGAGTAGTCATCTACCGCAGCCATTACTCTATTTCAGCCCCTTGTAGAGCAAAGACGGCTGTTTCAGCCCCTACACCAAACTGCCCAAGCGTGGAGGTGCCTTGCTCTATCTCAACGTGCGACTTTGCTAGGTTCTCATCGTCTAGCACTAAATCGGCAATCTGCTTGTCTATTTCTTGCGCTAACGTAGCTGAACGAACACCGCTGGCCTTCATCTGCTGTAAGAACAGCAACTCTTTGTCGTAATCACGAAGGTCGAATGAGTCAGGGTAGAACACCTCTACGTCTGGCGGTATATCTAGCCAATTGCAAAAGTAAGTCCACATCTGCTCTTCTGCTAACTCAAG